CCCGCCCCCGCTGGAAACATCGCCATCGGTCCAAATCCAGTTGGATTTCCAGGATAGCCTGTTATCATGTCCATATTTCCAAGGGATGCAATACAATCAACTAAGGTTGTGCTGCTTATATATCCATACTGAAGCGATAAACGACCAGTCTCATAGTATAACCCAGAAGTGCTAACATATCCAGAAGAACCTAGGCCTTCCACTGTACTGATAAGTGTGACTGCCTGTGCTGTTGATAAGCTACTCAGCCCAGGCTGTATGATTTCAAGAATTCCTAGAATATTTGTACTCAACGAAGGAATACTGATTGTGCTTAGGAATTGCAATGAACTTAGCCATTGCACCTTTCCACTCGTAGCTATAACCGGGACTGAACCAGATTGTATGAAATCAGCATTTGCAGGGTTGAATGCGAATACATCACGAATTCTTAGAATATTTGTATCTATTGTAAACCTCGAACTCATACTAATAAATAGTCGTATAATTGCTGCCAGTTAGAAGAACTGAAAGCGTATTATCTCCGCTAATCAATTGTTCTGCGTTTGAGGTCAGGCTCCCATAGGTGATTCCTGTAAAGGTTTCGATACGATGGCATATTGTGTAGGTGGATGTGAGGCCCACATTATTTAGTCTTGATCCAGGGATGGTAAAGCTCATAGTATCAACATATAGATTTTGCCCCGCTCCCCCACGTACTATCCAAGGCCGCACGAAGGTAGTATTAGGGACTGGGGTCTGACCCACTTGCACAAAGCTTGACACATAAAACACGGTATCTGTGAGTACTTGAAAATCAAATCTCATGGAAGGGGACATTGTTAAACGAACTTGCGCGTTTTTCTTTATCATCGTTGACATGGAGTCCAGGCGTAAGCTCGCCGAACTTAGAGTAAGAACCCCTGTGTTTGAGGTGCCCCCTAAGATACCCCTGTAAGAATTTATATTAATGCTCGATGCATACGATATACTCGAAACGAGGCCAGCATTTAGCGCTATCGCATTCGACGTTAAACTTGTGGAACATACCTTGAAGAAATCAATATTCGTGTAATTCTGCATTACATTCGTCTCTCCATTCTGTATTCTAGTTTGAAGACTGCCAGATGTGCTCAAGAGGGATGATATGAACATCCCAGAAAGTGTCGACGCCTTCGGTAAATCTGTAAAAAGGGTGCTGACGGTGCTGAGGGTTGACGCGTAGGCCGTATGAGCTACGGTGCTTATATTAAGATAATTGCTGCTGTTAAATGTGGAAATCCCTATGAAAACAGAGTTGGGCGACTGAGTTGATAAGAGCACATCGCCCACCCCAGTTATATTGAGCACACCTGCGGGGCTCGTGGCAGATAAATAGGTGTTGTTCGCGGGATTCGCGGCATTCGACGTAATATTCATCTGTGAGTAGGAATAATTCGACCCCGCTACAGCATACTGGCCGGTGAAATAAATGGAGCCTGAGGTGGGATCACTCGAAATAGCAATCCCATTTTGACCCACAAACTTTAAAGTCGGAGAAACAATTGCATTCGAATATGCTCTTATAGTATTCGCCCCACTTATATCAATTTCTGAGAATCCCTTTGAGAAGAGGTTTATTTGTTTTCCACCGACAAAGGAGCCCATGCCTTGCAGGGTACAGATAGAAAATGTGTTATAGGATGCATCGGCCACGACAGGAATATTGTCGACTACGAGGGTATTTATCGCGGGGCTTACACCGAGGGTCGAAGGGATTCCCCAGAAAGTGCCTCCCTCTCCATCAGCGGTTAGAACATTGAGCGCAGTGATGAGTGAGTTATCTGCATTGTATGCATTAACCTGTCGCACAGTAATAATTTCTGTGTCATAGGTTTTACGAGAACTCTTTGACATTCTCTATCTAACTGACCTCAGAGAGAATTCTGAACAGTGACGAAGATAGATCCCGTCGATCCGAAATAGGGAGTCACGAGGTTGGAATGGAGGGCATTTTGAAGTGCTCCGTTATTGATAGAACTTGGCATGTAGTGATATAGGGTGTAAGGCTGTGCATAATTAATAGTCGTTGTATTCGGAACTATCATACGTATGGGCTGATTGAAAATATTGGATGCGTCCACATAGCCTGCCACGTTCTCAAAGAGGGTTCTCGTGTTTCCAGCGTACAGATGGCTGGTGACGGTGGTCTCTCTAAGAAGGGTCTGATTGCCATATTTGAGAATCGTGGAAATAGGGAGCATGGTCACATTGCTTGCGCCCGTCGCGAGTTTAGTAAATGCGAGAGTTGGGTATATATCAAGAGTTATGCGCGATACGCCGGCGATGATAAAACTGCTGAATGCGTCGAGCTTCAGTGTTGCCGTGGAGAATTCCATATCGAGGAGATTGGAATTCGCGCCCCCTGAAGGATTGGTGAGATTTCCTCTCAGCTGAACTCCATTTGCCGCGCCAGAATATATGATACTGCTTTGGTAAAAGGTGGATCTGTAGATGAGTGTATCAATCTGAGAAAATGTATTGACGCCCCCGTTTAATGTGACCGTTGTAACATTATCAAAGCGGATATTTGTTTTTAAATTCGATAGGCTAATCGCCGTGCTCGTCAGCTGGAAATTATTGACGTAGCCAAAGGTGGATAGGCCACCGACAGTACTGATTAAAGACGCGGTGCTGACATATCCAGAATTTCCCAGCCCCGCGACAGTACTGCATAGACTTGGTGTACTCACATAGCCGGCGCTGCCGAGACCTGCCACCGTGCTTTGGAAGCTGACGGGTGTATTGATACTGCTAATGTAGAAATTCCCTAGGCCCGCGACTGTGCTGCAGAGGGACGGAACACTTATATAACCCATGGTGCCGAGCCCTTCCAGGCTGCTTGTGGTCGATGCATCTAACGATGATTGGAAGGTTGATAGAGTTGATAAGGTCGCATATCCAAAGGTGGACAAGGCAGATGCCAGAGTGCTGATTGTTGAAGGGCTCGTTACTGCAGTGCTAATTGCCGCTTCAAGTGTCTGTGTACTCACGTAGCCAATGCTTCCTAGGCCGGCGGTATAGATAGACGCAGTTTGACTGTCTATGATCGATCCGAGACTGCAAATCGCATTTAGAAAAACGGTGGATAAGTATGATATAGTGCTAGTGTTCACATATACTGTGGTAGAGGTGGTACTCAGAGTGGATGGAATATTTCCTATGATAGGTCCTGCTGCAGCTGTGAGTGATGAAAGTAAGGGACTCCAATATGTGCCGCCTACTCCATTTGTAAGTAGGATGGATCCAGAGGATATGAATAATCCCGTGTTTGAATCCACGGCGAAGACCTTACGGAGAACTATAGTATCGGACATCTCGTCTTCTGATAAGGGGCGTTTGTAATTCTTTAGAGAATAATCCACACAATCAGAGATGACCCAAGGAGGAGGTTTACTGCAACTTGTCGCCCAGGGAAAACAAGACGTCTTCCTTACCGGTAATCCCCAAATCACATGGTTCAAGATGGTGTACAGACGCTATACAAATTTTTCAATGGAGTCGTCAGTTATCCAATTTGACAATCAGGCCGATTTTGGAAGAAAGATTACTACTGTAATACCGAGAAAGGGCGATCTTCTTGGAGCGTTATGGCTTGAGATAGAACTTCCGGCTCTAACGGACTCAGTAACTGGCGCACCACTCTCTTACACGAACGCCACGGCACATGCACTTATTCAGGAAATAAGCATAGAGATTGGCGAACAGGAAATTGATAAACAGACCGGCGAGTGGATGGAGCTTTACTCAAATTACATAGTGACAGAGGACAAGCGCCAGGGATGGAACAATATGATAGGTAAGACGACGGGCGCTAGTCAGGGTAATTCATCTTCTTCGGCGGTTAGCTTATATGGCCCTTTGTACCTATATGTGCCGTTGAGGTTCTGGTTCTGCAAGAATCCAGGGCTTTACTTACCGCTTTTAGCTCTACAATATCACCCTGTTCGCATAAACTTGACACTCCGCCCTCTTCAGCAGATGTTTATTGTGGACCAGCCACAGGCCTCCAATATATGCGATGTTTCAACGATGTCCGCATCAATCACGTCAATGAATTTATATGGCGATTTCATTCATCTTGATGTTGATGAACGCAGAAGATTTGTGGCGAATTCGCACGAGTATCTCATTGAGCAGGTGCAGACGACGAATAATTATCCCATTGACGCGACGGCGAGCACGGTTCAAGTCCCGATGGAATTTAACCATCCGTTGAGAGAATTATATTGGGTTGTGCAAAGAAATGTGGCTGTGAATGCACACCAGTGGTTCAATTATACGAATCTGTCAGTTGGAGAATATACAACTGGGGGCTACCAGAATCTCATCAATACGGCTCTTTTACGTATTGAAGGGTTTGATAGATTTGATAAACGTAAGGCGGACTATTTTAGACTTGTCCAGCCGTATCAGTATCACACAGTAATTCCTATTGATGATTTTGTCTATTCTTACTCATTTTGCTTCAGACCTGAGGATGTTCAGCCGACTGGGAGCATGAACGCAAGTCGCCTTGATAATATCACTTTACAGCTTGAATTAAATACCACTGTGACTCCGGCTCGTGGAAGTGCAAATGTTCGCGTGTATGGACTCAATCATAATATTCTACGCGTGGTGGATGGCTTTGGAGGACTCTTATTTAGAATTTAATGCAGCAAGCTTTTTCCGGCTAATGAAAGCTCTTGTATGTGTAATGTGAAGTATCAAGAATTTAAGAACTTCCTCACTAAGCTCGGTCGTCTTAAATTCTTGATACTTTACCCCGTAGGGGTATCTGCGGCGAAGCCGTTCACGTCATTTCCGAAAATACATAATGTAAGAACTAGCGTTCTTAAATTATGTATTTGACGGTAGTATGGTCTGGGAATTCCCCGCTGTATCGCAGACCCGTATTGATTTTTGGAAAAAACCACAATTCACACAATCTGGAATGTGGTGGTTCACATTACTATTTGGGCTTTTTGGATTGCATCACTTCTTGTTAAGATCGCCGCAGACGGCCTTAATTCTTTTATTAGGCAATTTCATTTTGTTGGGATATCCATGGCTCTATGACTTGTTGCAATTATCAAGCGAGGAAAGAGGTGGATTATCTACGGATGAATTGAATAAGTATGGGCTTTCTCACCCTTGGGGCGCACTTGGATTAGCTCAGGGTATGTGGATTCCTCCTAAGCATTCTGCTTCTTCTGCTTCTGCATCTGCACCTCTAGCGACTCCTGCAGTAGCGGCCCCTCCTGCTCCTTCTGTGACTCCTGCACCTCCTGCAGCGGCTCCTCCTGCGCCTTCTGTAGCGGCTCCTCCTGCATCCCCTGCGCCTTCTGCATCTGCAAACCCTCTATCACAGAAGGAACGATATGCGAAACTAATGGGTCTAAAAGGGGCGCATGAGAAAGGGGCATTTGGCGAATGGGGCAGGCAGGAAGGCGGTGGTCTAGGAGACGATCCTCCAAACCCATACATGTTCTTAATGTACGCGCTACTCATACCAATAGCCCCTCTAGCACAAATGATTGCAGGAGATAAATATAACGCAGTCTCAAGATTCCTAGATCTGACAATTATACCACTCGGCTTCCTTTTCTATCTAGGCGCAATGATATGGGATTATATGATTTTATTCTTGTATCCATCAAGTCTCTTCCGTTTTGGAAGCAAGCGTTTCTTCCCTTTTACAATGGTGTTTGGAATGGATATTGATGGACACAGTCCGAATTTGACAGGAGATATTGAAATAAAGGGCTGTAAGCCTGATAATATAATTATATCACTTCTAAAAACATCTGCAGCTATTCTAAGAGTTGTTGGACTATCTGCACCACTTGACGCGGCGATTGCAACATATGAGAAGGCTGAGCAAACTGTTGTGCAGGTGGAACACGCAATTGAGAAGGATATACCAGCGGCCATTCAGGGAGCTACCGCCGTAGCGAAACTTACTATGACACCTTCTATGCCAAAGATTCCTGGAATACCTCTGCCTCTGCATTCTCAAATGCCTCCGCAAAAAGGCGGTGGTAAGTACGACACTCTAGATTATCTTACGCTAGGCGCCCTCGGTGCGGTAATAGGCGGCGGATTCCTTCTTGCAGTCAGTAGAAATGGCTTTTCATCAATCCAATCAGCACATACAAAAGGCAATGATACCCCTCCAAACGCAAGAGCAATTTGAGGCTCTATATAAGGAAGTAAAGCTAGATGCACCTATCCTAATCTATTTCACTGCAAATTGGTGCGGCGCATGTAAGCGCTTGAACTGGGAGTTTATAGAGGATGAATTCCCGGATTTAACCATCTATAAGTGTGACATTGATGAGAATAAGTACACTCCTGGATTCTGTGGAGTAAGGTCTATTCCTAATATGCTAATTATGCATCCGTCAAAGAAGTTAGAACAGATCCAAACAAGCGACACGGCAAAGCTAGCAACTTGGATTAACAAGACCATTCGTGATGGTAAGAATGTGTAGGTTTTTCTTGGACCTTTGCCCTGTAAATAACCATAGAGTTCTTCACTTCTCCCCCCTCTCCAATACTCAGCCTCTTCACAGATAAATGCAAACGAAGTCCTTCTAACAGTGCTTCGTTTACATCATGAAAAACATGAGTTATTTCAGCAAATTCAGTAAACAACAAATAAATGCAAATGCAAACCATAACGAAACTAATATAAGGTATATAATTAAATGGATTATATTATCGTAGGTGCAGGAGTCGCAGGACTCCATTGTGCTTTAAGAATTTCCGAGGCCTTCCCAAAGGCAAAAATCACAATCGCAGAATTATACGGAAAGGAGGGCGGCCGCATAGACACATATCGCAATAAGAAATTTGATGCCCAGTGGGAAGCTGGCGCGGGTCGTATACATTCTTCGCACCACCTCACACTTGATTATATCAACAAATACAAGCTCACCCTCTATCCCATTTCCGAGAAAACACAGTATCTTCAAAAGGTGAACCCTGGAGAAAAGTCCAAAGATCTATGGCCGTCAATCTCCCAAATTCTATACGAATCTCTATCGCAGTTGAACCCCCTCTTACTCAAAACCCATACACTTGAAGAAATTCTTGACATCACCTTTCCTGAACAAGGGAAAAAGCAAGAAGCCATATCCTATTTCCCATATTGCTCAGAAATTACAACTCTACGTGCAGATCTTGCATTGAAATCCATTTCTAAAGAACTCGGCTCAAACAGTAAATTTTTCGTAGTGAAGGAAGGCCTGGGCGCGATGATTGCCGCCATGAAAAAAGAACTGATAAAACGCAAGGTGGAGTTCCTCTTCCACCATAGACTCGTCAAAATAAAAGAGGACAATACCGAGTTGCATTTCGTAGCACCAGATAAGAAAAATATTACCATGACGGCCAAGCATATCATTCTAACACTTCCTTCCGAGGCCCTCAAAGGAGTACAGCCCTTCACTTCGCTTCCTATGTTAAAGCACATCTCAATGCGCCCCTTGCTCCGCACATACGCCATCTTCCCCACGCCGGCCTGGTTCAAGGATATGCCAAGAACAATTACCGACTCACCTCTACGTCATATTATTCCCATAAATCCACAAAAAGGCAGCATCATGATCTCTTACACAGACGGCAAAGATACCACCCACTGGTCCAATATTCTTGAGAAAAACGGGGAAATGGCCTTATCAGCGAGTATAATGAAAGAAACTAGAGATTTATTAAATGTGAATATCCCTAATCCCCTCTTCTTCAAGGCCCATTGCTGGAAGAATGGTTGCTCATATTGGCTGCCTGGTCTTTACAGCCCCGAGGAAGAAAGCATCAAGCTGATGAAACCTCTTCCTTTAAGATTTCCAAATGTATATCTCTGTGGAGAAAGTTATAGTATGCACCAGGCGTGGATTGAGGGCGCTCTACAGCACGCAGAAGATATGTTAAAAAAGTATCTGATTAATTAGTATGACTGCAAATGCAAATACGCATATCGCGCTGAACATCTTCCACATTATCGTAGTTGCACCGTTTTTCATCTACGTGGCCATCATGAGAGGTCAACTCGTTCCTTGGATCTTTTCTGCTCTAACTGGCCTTGGAATTGTCTTGCTAGTCTATCACGGGTACAAGTCCATTATAAAGTGGAAGGCCCAGAGCCCCAGTCTCTGGATCAATGCGATTCACGCTCTTGCGGTTGCACCTCTCCTAATCTTCATCGGCAGCAAGGGATACGATACGCCGCGATGGGCATTTGAGCTTCTCGCGATTCTAGGGTTCGGCGCACTAGGGTATCATCTATATTCAATCGTCATGCAAATCAGCGAAATGTCTAGATACACAGGCCCTTCTTCACGTTCGCAAGACTCTTCAGGTTCTCAGGTAGACAATTAACTAGATGATATACATACGAAGGCTTTGACTTGAATGCATCTCCACAGTGAGTGCACTGAATCCCACCCGACTCTGTCTTTCCTAAGAACTTTGCAGTTTCTGATGAAAGATGCTTTAGTAAATAATGACTACGAAGTCCGGCCTTGGTTAAACTCTCAAAACCACAGTTCTCTGGACAAACGAATTCCTTATCCTTGTTGTGACAATGCTCAGGATGCTTGGCTACAAGATGATTGTCTAGAGTCTGCTTGAAATTTGTCTCATAATTGCAATGCTCGCACTTGTGCTTGAAAGTGCCGCTATGCTTTGCCTTGATGTGCATGTGAACAGTAGACTGGTTCTTCTTGGTAAAGTTGCAGTGGCAGCACTGGAAGCTCCCATCCTCTGTGCGCAGATAGTCAAACGTCATTTTTGGTGAGTGAGATTCCTGCGGCCGGCGGCTTCAATTTTTTGGTTGAGCGTCAGCCGAAGGCAAAGGCCGAAGGCAGAAGGGTCTAAATATCCTCTGCATCTACACTAAAATGGAACCTCTGAATGCCACATATTCAAGAAGCTTTCGAGTTGTTAGAACTGATACGACGGCGTTGAAGGATCAAGCCACGCTGGATGCTTATATTGCAGATGGATTTCTCTATATCAGAAAGTTGCACTACAGATATGTGGATATTCTCAGAGAGCCTACCACAGGTTCAAAGGTAGAGCTAACGGTTCTGCCGATGGTTGGATCAGTATTAATTGACTCAGCTCAGGGGAGAAAGTTTATTCGCCGCATTTCATATTTCTGAGGAAAAATTGAATTATTAGGCTCCAATTAAATAGCTAATAACAATAAAGCTCATGTGTCATGAGTGACTGGATTCCAGGCACTCTTGAACTTACATCAAAGGTGCGCTACGGACTCACAAGTAAAGGTACTCCTATATTTAGATTCGTACCTTATGAGCGGTCTCTTCTCCCTTTCGCAGTGGGCTGTAGCCAACGCAATTTATTCCATAACGTGCATGCTATCGTCGCACCATCTGACCAATCCGCATCCGACAAAGGAAAAGGCTGTCTACAAAAAGCCATACTCATTCAAAATCTTGGACAACCGTCAGAAGAATCTGAACTACAAGTCCTCCTCGCAAACTACGCCTATGATTGTAAGAAGAAGCTCAGGGTCCAAACTTCAAGAGAAGAATCAACTCCGTTAACTCTTTCAGAAAGACAAGAAATCAAAGGGTACACCTTTAACATAGATCCACCAGGCTGTAAGGATGTAGATGATTCCTTCACTTTCTTAAAAACAGGTACAACCTGGCAAGTCTCAATTAATATTGCAGATGTTTCCGCGTGGGTGCAAGAGGGTTCTCCTGAAGATCTGATGGCCATGGAGCGAGCCACGAGCTTCTAT